TGTTTTAAGAAAAAAACCGATTATGCGCCTCAAATAGTATTATTGCAAGAGATTATTAAACAACAAAACGGCTCAAGCGCCGCTCCGGCTCTGTCTAGCCTAGAAGGCAAATATAATACGGTTAATAGTGATTTGATGGATGCGCTGCGTGATGCATTAATAAATGAAGACCGCGGAGCTTATAAATATGGGGCTGCCTACGATAACTTAACTTATGAAGAGTTTGATTATTTAGCGCCGATGGAATATCAAACTGCGGATACGGGGTCCCTACCGGGCCACAAGGCAGCTAAGTCTTTTTGGACCGGGAATGCCCAATATACAATAGAATCGGATGGAACCTACACAAATGATGCAACGGGGCTCCCGGGATTATTGTATGTTGATGTGGAGATTTATGATCCCGATGCCTCTACTTTTTTTGCCGACTTAGATCAAGATGGATATCGCAAAATTCAAAACAGTGATATGATTTTAGGCATCAGTCGCAATGCGTATAATCAAGAGATTACATACAAAGACAATGCTAGGAAGATTTTTGAAGAAACTCGTGTTTTTTATCTTAACCCTTCTCAATATGGGGGCTCCTATATGAGACCTCCAATGGCCGTAAAACCACTCAAAAATCAAGGCTGGATGGGATTTATTGATGCCGTCTTTCCTCCCATGGCAGACTGCCCAGAAGCAAGCGAGGACTTGGTAGATTTTGGGGGCATTAAAAAAAGAATTGATGATTCTTATTCGCGTATTCCTGAAGATCATCGACTCAAAACACCCGAAGAATGTGTTGTTGAATTGCCCTATAATAGAATCTTAGAAAGAATATCTAAAGCTGGACTAGAGTCTATCATTACGGCCGCTATTCAAATCTTTGTGGGAACTCATTTTATAAAATCGATGCCCATGTATACTTTCCTGAAGCCGTCAGTGGGGGACAACTATAGTAATATGGTAGCGAGTTATCTGGTAGAAGTAATGGAAGAGGCTTTAAAAGATGCGCAAGGTCCTTTCCGAGAGTTATTTAATACCTTTAAAGATAATGAATTTTGGTATGCATTTTTAGAGCAGAGTGTTCAACTCTATGGGCGCCTCGTAGATGACGGTCAAATCCTAGAAGTACCCGTTCATGTACAAGAGGCTCTTACACACCTTAATGATCTCCAAAGTGTTTATGATTATCCCACGCGTGACGATCTTATTGAGGCCATTAAATTAGGCGATGAGCCATGGTATCAAATTTTTAATCTTCCTGGCTACCGTTCCGAAAAGAATCTTGAAGCAGTACAAGCTACAGATGAAGAGGCCAAGCTTATTTTAACTGAATTGGTTGCGCGAGAATTTAATAATTTAACTGAACGAATGCAAGATAATTTAAAAAGCGCCAATATGCCATGCGAATATAGTAAAGTAGCTTCCTGGTTTTTACAAACGCAAGTCGATGGAGGCAGTGGGCTTAATTTGAAGACTCCGTTCACGGAATCAGCCAGCAGCTTGGCACAAGGACCTGCCCCCTACTATACGAATGGTGGAGACCTATATGTTTCGGAGGCATTAAATACGGAAAGCCCATATGGACTGGGAGACGACTACAAAGGGTATTATCATACCCACACAGATGAAACGGGTACTACGCGATATATGGCCGGCGCCGAGCATGTTGAAGCTGATCACAATATACTCCACCCATACGAAAATAAAATTATAATGATAGATGCTGCTGGCGAAGAGTTGGGAGATATCGACGATTGGAGTTCGACGCCCAATACACTCTTTGCCATAAGAAAATATGTATCCATTAATGGACAGATGACAGATCCGGTGACTGCTAAAAATACTATTACTTCGGCTGCCAATGCAGGACAAAGCATTTCGGACATATATCCCGGAACCCTCCAACAAGTCACAGACAACGATGGACATGTTGTAGGACTTGAGGGAGAGTTGGGAGTTCGAAATGGTCTAATCTTTTCTTATGATGGGCAGAAGATCACTACGGTGGAACTAGATGCCCTGGATGTATTGGCGGAGAATTATGAATACCCTACTCAAAGTAGCAAGCTGCTGTTATGTTTAATTAACAAACTTTTAGAAGATGAAAAATTTAGATTATTCACCGAATATATTTTTCCTCTCAACAAATTCACAGGGTTTTTGGCAATCTATAATGACTTGGCTTTGTTGCCCTCGATTGGCGAAAAGATTTATGAACTCCCTCCCTATTTTGTTGCCGATGGACAAGATACCACGTGGGACAAGGCCACAAACAGTGATAGCAAGGAGATTAATGTAGATTCGCTACGAAATCAATTAGAACAGCGTCAAGCCGGCGGAGACATGGATCAAGCCGGCGATCCTCTTAAAGAGGCGTGGCAATTAAAGCCTGGGGCCCATTTTGACACACAAGCTTATGCAGCTTATGTGACAGCCCGTACTGAAAATGGGCTCCCGTATGAACTCCCGGATCCGTTTGATTTAAGCGGCAATGCCGAAAACGATCCCCCCGGGTTTCCAGATTATGATCCCGGCAATCCTGCAGAAGTAGCCACTTATAAACCGCCGCGATATGGAGGAAACCCGGGATGGGAAAATTATACTATACGAAAGCCCCGCGGTCTGGCTGGTCTCTTTGGAAGCACTACTTGGGATCAGTGGGATCAGATTCTTTTGAGAAATTCGAAGAGTCGCATAAAACAGATATTTAAGAGCTATTATTATGCGCGCGATTTTAAGCCTGGAGATTCACTCTATGAAGAGCGCCCGTCGCAGGTTCGTAAGCAGCGTTTAAGAGATTTGATCAAGCCCCCGGCAGGAATTTCCATTGTACCATTCTGGCAACGCCGTCGTTTACGCCCCAATCCCTTCATTGCATGCGAAAAAACTGATGATAATTCAGATGAATAGATATTTAGGTATGAGAGCAATATAACATGTCTTCTTTAAGTATACATTTACCTATCACACAAAATTCTGCGGATGGGTACACAATGATTAAGACCATCAAGAGAATGGTGGCTCAAAATCTAAAAATGATTATTCTCACGAATCCGGGAGAACGAGTTATGGAGCCCAATTTTGGGGTGGGAATACAACAATTTTTATTCGCTGGCCGCGGCGAAGGAGTCGAGGGACAAATTGCGCAAAAGATGCGAGACCAAGTTGGGACCTATTTACCTAATGTGGTCCTGAACGATATTCAGTTTGGATTTAGTGAATTGGATAGAAACATTATGGCTATCCGAGTTTTGTATAGTATCCCAGCACTAGGTCTTCAAGATTTGCTTGACTTAACTATTTAATTTGAGGTTTTTTAATGGCAGACGATCAAAAAAAGATTCTTCCCATAGATTATACTAAAAGAGACTTTAGTGGAATCCGGGATGAATTAACACAAATTGCCGAAAGGTTCTATCCCGACACGTTTCAAGATTTTAGCGAGGCATCATTTGGAAGCATGATGCTTGATGCTGTAGCATACGTAGGAGACCAGCTTTCTTTGTATCTGGATTATAATGTTAATGAGTCCTTTTTAGACACAGCTTATCAATATTCTAATATCGTTCGCCACGGTCGCGCCCTTGGATACAAAAATCCAGGACGCCCTTCTACGTTTGGCCAAGTTGCCCTGTTCGCCATGGTGCCGGCTTCTACAACCGGTATGGGTCCTGATTCACGCTATCTCCCAATTTTACAGCGCGGCTCACGGTTCACTTCCCAGACAGGGCTTAATTTTGTATTGCTCGAAAATGTGGATTTCGCCAAGCCCGACAATCCGATTGTGGTGGCCCAGACGGACACTGATACGGGCGCGCCAACCCACTTTGCCATTAAGGCATATGGCAACGTAGTCTCCGGACGGTTCTCGCAAAAAGAAATGTCCGTAGGCGGCTACCAACGATTTTTAAGATTAAGAATTCCCGGAAGCAATATTTCGGAGATTATATCTGTAACTGATGCAGAAGGCAACGAATATTTTGAAGTAGATTATTTGTCCCAAGATATTGTATTTAAAGAAATTGCTAATCAAAATTTTAGAAACGATAATGTTCCTTCTGTAATTAAGCCGACCTTGGTATCTCGAAAGTTTATTGTAGAAAGAGACCGGTCGAATACTTATCTCCAATTCGGCAGCGGCAAAGCCGGCGAATCTAATATTGTAGCCAATCCTCAAGCAGTTGCGATGGAAATCTTTGGCAAAGACTATGTGACTGATACAACTTTTGATCCTTCTCGGCTCTCCAAAAACGAAAACTTTGGAACTGTTCCCAGCAACACAACTCTCACCGTTGTCTATCGGGTGACAAATCCTAACAATTCAAATGT